TTCGCTGCTTGCAGACGCATTACTACCAAGGGTTATTCTATTCAAAGACGCCCCAAAAGTAAACGTGCCATTTGCGGTTAGGTTTGCACCATTGACACAAAGGGCGATTTCCCCACTCTTGTATGCAAAGGCTATTTTTAAAATACCAGCCGTAAATGTTGCGCTTGAAATGTTAAGCGTTCCCGATGTCGTTGGTGCGGTAATTGCGGTTCGTACAACATTGCTTGTCAATGTTCGCAAAGAGAGAACGTTTGATGTTGCCCCTTCGTCTATGCGAATGAGGTATGTTTCTTTAGCCATGTTGCGAATATCCACCTCCGCATAAATCGTCCCCTCCGTCTGCCCGATGCAACCGCTGACTGCGCCTGATACGCTGATAACGTCTGCGTTGCGGGTTACCGATGCGGTGGTTGTGGGGATGTAGGATGTGGCTGCGGAGCCTGCCTCCATCTGCGCTCCCCAAGTGTAGGCGGTCAAGTTGAGTGCGCCTGATGCCGCAAAAGAAAGGCTACCGCTTGATGATGCAAAGTTAAATGTTAACTGCCCGACCAAATCCCCAGCAGCGATTGTATAAGGCGCAGAAATTATGCGATACCATCCATTGCCATAATCCTGAATGCTCGCTCCCGATGTTAAAGCCGTACCGCTTGCAAGACTAAAATATGACGTTGCAGTTCCACTCGCTCCTGTATACAACGCAAAACCAATAGCGCAAAAATTTAACGGATTGGTGGCTCCTGCCTTTACAAATAAACTGAAAGTGTGAACACCGGAAGCAGATGCAGTAATGCTTCCGCCTGCATAATAGGCTTGTTGGTTAGCCCCCGATGCAGCCCCTCCGACATACTTGGTAACGCTTCCGCTTGCTCCATCCGGTGCAAGAAAGTCCGTGCTGCCAGTTGTAATAGTTAGGCCTCCCGATGCTGCTACAAGGTCTTGACCAGTCATTTGATTGACAAACCTTGCCACATTCTGCGCACTCGGTTCCACCAACAACGCAGGACAGCCAGCAGTCCCACCGCTGGTGTAGTAATCCAAGCGAGGCACACCCGAAGCCACCGACTCAATCAAGCCAGCCGAATTGAATCGGGTCGCAGTCGTTGCACGGGTAACGTTGAAGTCCCCCGAACTTGCCAATACAACCCCAGCCGAAGTCGTAGCGATTTGGGTGTAGAGTTTCCCCGTCTTAAAGCGAGCAGGGACGATAAGGAGTGATGGGCTTGCAGGCATCTGCTATGCGTTTAAAAGATTATACATTCGGACTTCGAGGCAGTTGATGAAGCGAACCTCCGCAGCGTTAGCCGAGTCGGTATTCGCCCGTTGCATAAAAGGCTGCCAAGAATTTGAATAAAAGACGAAGAAAGCGTATGATTGGAAGGAGTTAAGGAATCGGGTTTGGAGGCATCCATTGACCGCAGCCTCCGCAGGCAAAGCCCCGTCAGCGTCTGCACGTTGGTTGAAGGCAAGCCAAAACGGATTGCCACCGCCAAGCAGTTGGTTTGTTGGATAGCCGTAGCCGTAACCTATCAGCATTACAGGAATGTGTAACCGATGACCGAACCTACGCTTGGAGTTACCGCAGTAATCTTGCCTCCGTTGCGACCGCTGATAACGATACCAGCGGAAAGGGATTTGCCACTAAAGTTGTAAGCGCTTAGAAGGTTTTCGCTTCCAGTTCCGGTCAGGGTTGTGAAAGTCGCAGCGGTGTTGACTACAAGGAAGTCGTAGTTTTTGCCTGTAACGGCAGCATCGACAAACTCCATCGTACCGCCCTGACCGAGCATTTGTTGCAATATGGGTGTAGGCATTTTTTAGCGTTTAATTGTAAATGTCTTTTAGGTTGGAATTTCACAAACGGAGTGAGAGTAAGGAATCTCAAAGGTCATCGTCGCCTGCCACCCTGCCGTGCGGTCATCCCGGCTCTCTACGAAGCGTGTAAGCGATACGCTGGATGAGAGGGTCCAGTCCTCGTTCGGGTCGTTTGTAAGGGCTGATATGAAGTCCTGTGCTACCTGCAACTGGTCGCTTAGGACCTCGTCCTCGTTATCCTGCCAGCCCAGCGTAGGGCTTCCCGAAACCACTCCGCCCATCGGTTTAATGGACTCAACTCTATCACTAAAATATACCCCAACCACCAAGTCCAAAGTACCAGCGTCAGTACTTGCCGACTGAACATCCGCAAAGACCAAAGGATAGACGATACGCTCACGGCTTGGGGTTCGTAGGTTGATGGTGTTGTCCGTGCCGATTGCAAGCGGGTCGCCCGTCCCGAACGAGTTGACCTGTGGATGAGCATTTGCAAGGTCCAGCAGGGCTTGCTTGATTTTTATCCATGACATAAGTCTGCAGTTTCAGTATGTTTTTTTTATGCGCTCCCATGCTTAGCAGTCATTACACGCCCCGAATTGACCGTAAGGGTAGGGGTAGTCAAGGTTGCTAATCCCCATCCTCCTGTTGCGGTCCAAGACCATCCCGGTTCGGTAGTTGGTTGCGTTCGGGTAAATCGTGTCAAGAGCAGACGGAGGCGAGTTCCAAAGAGGGTAGGAGTTGCGGTTCTCCATGAGGTAGCGGGTGATGCGTTCGGAGTACCACTCGGCATCGTTCTTCACTTTGTCGGTTAGCCGGGTAATCTCTTCCATGCTCATTTGGGAGGACTCTTCGCTCGTTCTACGGACCATGCCCTTGTTCATGTACTTGAATGCAAGGACCATCGGTAGTTCGTAGTAAAGCCATTGAATCATTGCAGGCTGAATGTAGTCCTCCAAGAGCGTTTGGTTGAGTGCAGACGTTGAACCGCTGACCACTTGGCTGACGAGTTCCCCGTACAACGGAGAGCCAACGATGGGCTGAATCCGCATCTCCTGCACCTTGACAACCGTTGGACGGATTTGGGTGTAGGATACGTTCTCGTTGATGATGCTATTGTCCAGTAGCGTAGATTCGCTTATGAATAGTGCCTTCATGCCTTGCTGATTTTATTGCCTTTACGGATTACCAACTGCTGCTCCCATACGTGCCTGCATTGGGGGCGATTCACTCCGCTCGGTGTGTGATACCAACCGCCTCTCCTGTTCCAAACCGAGTAGCCCATGATTGCAGAAATCCCGTCGATGTCCTCACGGGTGTAAACCTTGCCCTGCCCGGCCAAGTCAAGCATGACCTTGCAAAACTCACGGCTTGACCGCTTGTCCTTGTTGCTGAACCCTGTGGCCCATGCGTACTTGTAACGCACCTCTAAGACTGGCTCGGCAACTTCCTTGACATTCTTGGGAAGGTTCTGCTCGGCTATCTTGTCGACGGCCCTGCTGATAGGATAGCGGTCCTTGGTAATCAAGTAGGCGACTCGCTTGGCGACCTTGGCCTTGCTCACTCCGAACTCCTTTGCCATTTCTTCAACCGATGCGTCCCGGTTCTTCTTGCGGTACGCCTCAATCTTCTTGTCAAGTTCGACTTCTTCTTCGCCCAGTTCGGTAAAGGCCTGTCGCACTTGGTCGTCTAAATCGGTGTCGAACCGCATCGGCTTGGAGTGCATGACGTGGTAGTCGTCTGCATGGCTTCCAAACTTGCTTGCAACGACCTCCAAGACCTTGAACTCTTCCTCGCCCCACCCGTAGTCTTCGTCGTCTTCTTCCCCCCAAGTCGGTTCGCTGAACTCTTGGGACTGAACGCCCAGCATCGTGTCAATCTCTTCGGCTGACAAACCGAAGCCTGCTGATAGCATGGTCCGAGCCATCTCCAAGGTGATTTTTTCCTGCATATACTGACGCACGATTCGCATCAGGTTTTGGTACTCACGGCCCGATAGTTTCTTGATGTTGTCGTTGCTGGCAAGTTGCTCCACGGATTGCGGTTGCTCGTCGGGTTGGGGATTGGGTCCAACCACGTCGGCAGGTTTCTCCAAGGGTTGCAAACCTGCTTTTTCCCTCAATTCGTCTTGGGTCATTATCTGCAAGAGGGCCTGTTCGCTTAGTCGCTCCGTGATAGGCTCAACGGGGATAAGCTCCATACCCTCAACGCCATTGAAGGAGCCGAGGTAGTTAATCATCCGCTCCACTTTGCGCACCCGGTCGTTGACGTAGGTGGCCTTGAATAGTTCGTAAGCCTCGACCAATTCAGTCCTTCCTCCGAGTTGGCCCTCGGTTTTGACACCGAATAACGCTGGATTCGTTACACGATGTGCGATGAATA